AGACGAGATACATCAGCATCATCGGTTACTTCCAATTCAGTCATGCGTGAAAGAAGTTGTGCAAAATCTTTACTTGCTGGACTTGTAGTTTCTCTAACAAAATCAATATATTTGTTTGTATCAATAACTTGTTCCATTAAAATTTAAATTCCTCGAATGATTTTTTTAAAGGTGATAAATTTTTATTATACTCTATATCTTGTCCGCTGTCAATTATTTCCTTTTGTGCTGATTGATCAACATCATACAGTCTCATTTTTGCGCGATCAATACCAATAACAAACCTCTTAAATATTGTCGGATCATTATAACGGTTCTTAAGTTGTTTAACCATAATTTGTCCAAGGTTATCTAGTTCTTCAGATGATATGAGAGCAAACATAAGATCAGCAGTAGCAGGAAGACCAAATGATTCTGATGTGTCAGTAAGATCAACATCAGAATTTCCATAACCTGAACGAGTAGTTTGAGTAGCACTTACAATTGGAACATTATTTTCAACAGCAAGGCCACGAAGTTCTTCCGCTATTGACTTTACATAGGTGTATGAATTTACTGCGGAACCTTTATACCTAGATGATGCACAAATATTCAAATAGTCTACAAAAATAATATCAGGTTTAAATGATTTCTTCAGGGACAATTCATTTAACAAAGATTTGAAATGCCCAGAGTGGGCAGATGCTGTGGGATACTCCTTAATAATTAATTTACCTTGAGTTTTTTTAGATAGTTTATTGATCTTAGTTTCAAAATCACCATGAGACAAGTTCATAAGAGATTGAATATTTACGTTCAAAAGATTTGCATCAATACGTTCTGCAATCTTTTCCTCAGACATCTCCAGAGTGATATACAAAACATTTTTGTTTTGTAGTAAAACAGAACTGGCAAGATGGCACATAAACAAAGACTTACCCACGCCAGTGCCTGCAAGAGCAACATTGAGAGTCTTATTAGGAAGACCACCTTTTGTGATCTTGTTGAAGAATTCCAAATCAAAAGGAATCTTCTCTTCGTCTCTATGATAGAACTCGAATCTGGATTCGAAGTCGTTAATGTAGTCATGTCCGATATTGTGATCAAAAGATACTGCTAATGCTTCACTTAAGATATGTGGAATAGCATCACGATTTTGTTTCTCAGATTCATCATCAGCAATCTGAATTGATTCCATCAATGCCAAATAAATGGCACGATCACGACACCACTTCTCAGTAGTATCAAGTAACCATTGATAATCCGAAGAGTTATCACTAATATTTGCTACAATTTGATTTGAATCTGCTAATTCAGAATCAGAGATGTCTTTACGATTATCAAGTTCAATATGTAAGATTTCTTTGGTAATCATCTTACCATACTTCACTACAAACTCACAAACAATTTCAAAGACAACTCTTTCCTTTTTGTCATTGAAGTATTGCGTTTTTATAAAAGGAAGAACTTTTCTACAGTACTCCTCGTTATAAATTAAATTTGATATGATGGTAGTTTCAATCCTCTCCATCAATTCTCACTTCAGAATTTCCATAACTATACTCGCTTCTTGCAATTAAGTCAAGTTTTTTCATGACTTCTGAAGTAAAATATTTTTCAGTATTTTTCAAAATTTCTTTAGCATAAATTTTCTTACCATTCATTTCATAACGTCCTGCTACATTCTTCCAGAGTCCACCAAGTTCACCAAGTTCCAAAAGACCGTAGTAACGATCAAGTCCGCGTTCATCATAATACAAACGGATTTCAACATCTCGATTTTCCTTACTTAAACGTGACTTCTGTGTTCTTGCTCGAATGATATTCCCAATGACTTCAGTGCCGTCCTTTTCTTTTGATTTAGAAAGGTAGATAATTGTAGATGAAGCATATTGCAATCCAGAACCACCCGACATTTGTTTACCACCATAAAGACTCATGCTATCATAAGTGTGATTTGTCACCAGCATAGGAATATTTGCCTGTCCTAATTTTAGAGTCAGCATACGGAAGGCACCTTTGATAAGTTGTGCCTTTGTCATATCACGAGTATCTTTCTCTGCCAGAGCATCATTAATCTCTTTATTTGTAGAAAGCATACCTAGAGAATCGAGAACAAAAATGCAAGGGTTTCTTTCATCTTCCTTTTTCTTCAGATAAATATCAACTGCTTTAAGTGCTTTAGTGCGAAACTCTTCTACTGTGACTACATTGACAACCACCAGACGAGTTGTGTCAATTCCCCGACTTTCCAAAAGGGATTTAGTGATTGCTGCCTCAGTATCAAAATACAAACAATATCCAGTAGGATTATTATCAAGGAAGTTTTTAACGACAGCCAAAGAAAAGAAAGTTTTTCCAGTAGAAGTTTCCCCTGCGATTGCAGTAATCTTATTACCAGATACCCCACCAAAAATACTACCAGATACAAGAGCATTAAAGATGTATGAACCTGTATCCACATATGTTTCAGTTTCATCAATATCTGACGCCAATTGAGTGTATTCTCCGCCAATTTCTTTTACAATATCTTTTAAAAAGTCCATGATTTTTATACAAAAAATGATTCTAGAGTTGAACGTTCTTTATAATCCCATCCAATACAATTAAGAATGGATTTTAGAGGATCTAAAAATGATTTTTCAAATTGCAATTCATAATCAATATAATTATCAATTCCAATTTCAGTGGGGAATCTTTGAATGAATGAAATTACATTCTCATGAATTGGGTTTGGTTTTTTCAAATAGCAGAATTTTATCTTCTCTCCATTATGGATCAAAGCATACTTTTTGTCAAGCCCCCCACTCTTAATGTAGTGATTATATAGAAGTGCCCCACGAACATGAATTGGAGTCCCCTTTGAATAAATTTCATTTACACTTCTAAACTTAGCAACATCTGATACTGATCGTGGAAAAGAAATTTCTTCTGGAGATAGATTTTTAAATTCACTCTTACATTTAGAAATAAATTTGATCATGTCACTTTCAGTGCCCGCCATAATAACTTTAAGGGCATCCTTAATCATTTGTCTACATGACGCTGGAGTAGAAGATTTAACTGCTTCAATGCCCATCATTTTAAGTTTAGGTTCAGAATATCGAACACCTTCACTATCATAAACATTAAGAATATATCTTTTTTTAGCAATCCAAATTCCACGATCAGCAATACACTCACGCTTCATCTGCATTTTTTGCTGATATGCGTTTAGGTACTTCGCCAATTCTTCATAAGAACTTTCAATATACTTTTCAAGTTCCATTTGACAGATCTTATCAAGGAACGAAACAATGCCTTCAGTAGTTTTCTCTCTTCCTTCGTATACCTTTTCAACCACAGGACCCATATGAAGATACACAGAGTCAGTATCAGAAGCAATAACATAATCAACACCCTCAGTTTTAAGAATTTTATTCATATGCTTATTCAGTTTTGCTTCGATCCAACGGATCGCAACTTGACCAGAAGTCGTAATTGCCTCAGCGTTTTCAAGTTTATAATACCTGAAGTATTGATTACCTACGGCACCGTAAGCAGAGTTGAGTTGAATTTTTTTTGCTAATTGAAAGATCTTTGCCTTGGCAATAGTATTTTTTAATGAGGGGTCTTTAGTTTTTTCATATTCTTGTTCCGTAGCAATTTGTAGTTTTTTCCAGTTTACACGTTCATCATATTTTGATTGCATAAGTTGAGGAAGAAATCCATAGATGTCTTTCCGGTACATTGCTCCATTCGGACATACTGCATAATCATCTTCAAGATCATATTGAAAAGTTTCATTTAAAACTTTATTGACTGAGATTGAATGATGCTTTCCCTCCACAAAAGTTTCAGGACTTATATTGAATTCCATAATCAGGTGTGGATATAGAGAGTTCAAGTCAAAGTTCACAACCCAATTATAGATTCCTGGAACTGGTTCTTTTACATATGCACCTTCATACTTATCATCTTTAGATGTATCCTCTTTAGGGGGAATTACAATGTTTTTCTTCTTCAAATAATTATAAATGATAGCATCCCAAGTTCTTACCTGATAAAACACATCATTGAAATTAACTTTCGCATCGAATGCCATCGTAATGGCAAGTTCGATAAGTTTCATCTTATCCTCAAGACGATCTACAAGTTGCACGTCCTTGATATTATATTCAATGTATTTTTGCCAATCTTTCGTATAAAAGTCCTTGAATGTTTCATACTCAGTGTGATCTAATTTTTTCTCACCAAGTTCAACGAATGCAATATGATCCAAAGAGTATCTTTCTTGATTAGTATAAGTAAACTTCTTATACAATTCAAGATAATCTAGAATAGTAATTCCACCAATATCGCATATAGTATGGTTTTGTCCTTTAATATATGTCTCCTCTTGCGTCACAAGTTTCCAAGGAGAAATCCTTTTCATCTCTCTAGTGCCCAGAACTTTCTCAAGTCTACCAATTACATATGGAATATCATATAGAGAACAGTTCCACCCTGTAATCACTTCTGGGGGGTTTTCTTCTAACCATAATAAAAGTTTATTCAACAGTTCTTTCTCACTCCAACATTCAAAATATTGAATATTGGGATCTGTGTTTTGAAACTGTCCTATTCCCCAAGTAAAAATTTTCTTTGTATTATAGTCCTGAATAGTGACCGCTAGAATCTCTTCTATACATTCTTGTACAGTAGGAAATCCATTTTCGGAAGCAACCTCAATGTCAATGATTGCAAGTTTAATCTTACTTAAATCAAACTTGATTTCATCCTCTGGATATTGATCCGAAATGTATTGATAAATGAATCGATTGTTACCATATATGTTAAAATTTTCTACGTCTTTATATTTTTTATAAAACTCTCTACAGTCTTTTACCAAACCGGGTTGAATTGGTTCAACATAATTACCCTCAAGAGTTTTATATTTTGTTTTATTATTTGATGGTAGGAACAAAGTTGGGGAATACTTTTCCCTAGTAGTAAAGTGCCTACCATTGTCATATCCACGAACTAGAAAGTCGTCTCCGACCATCTGAACATTAGTATAAAATCGCAAATTAATTACTCCGTTGCTTGGATATACGCTTCCAGAAGTTCTGGTTTTGGTTCTACTATTGTAACAATATATTCAGAGAAGATCAAAATTTCGTCATCATTCGTAAACTCCTTCCAGGGATAAATTTCGTATTTGCATTGTGGCAAACTGTTCCCAATTCTTACAGTAGGTGCATCTTCAAATGAAATATCTTCTGAACGATTCTTAAAATCAAACGTAGTATCAATTTGATATGGTTTAATTAATTTACAATTAGGTATATTTAATTCGTAATCAACTCTTAATTCCTGAACCTCAGTTATCAACCAATAATGGTTCCTCAGCAAGATACACTTTATTACTTTCTCCGGATTCTCCTCCAGTTCTTCCATCATGTCTATCATTTCCTCTTCCATCTCTTTTCTCCAAATAAGAATTTATAATATCAGAATGTGCATTGTAATGAGTTACCACCCAATCTGTAGGAATAAAAAATTCCTTATCAATAGACAGTGGTGCCCAAGGATAATATAGAACAGAAATCGGGGGTTTTTTTTCTTGGTTCTGTTCTAACAAAACGCTTGGTTCAGTTATTTTAATGACATAAGGTTTTGTAAGTTTGTACGCAATAACTTTTTCATTTCCGTTTTCATCTGGGAGCATTACTTCATGAACATCTGCAATAATGTCTTCCCCAGACTTGAGCATAGTAATCTTAATAGACATAATTTTCTAATGATAAACTTTGGTCTTCTATTTTTGTAATGTAATTTGACAATTTTTCAAGATACCCATTATTTCGCAATTCTTTAAATACTAAGTTTTCTATTGAAAACTCTCCACCTTTGCGAATTGCGGATGAACGCATCTCTCTAATTTTTTCCTTCAGTTTTTTGAATTCATCTAGGTCATCAGATCGATTACTAATTAGGAAATCTATCTTATCCATCATAGCACGAGTTTTTCCCTTTAGCAAGGTCTTGTCAATTTCATTTGACATTTTCTTAGGAACAACCAACCATCTATCATATTTTACAGAATAAACACCCTGATCAGCAGGTCTCTTCAAACCTTCTTCTTCAGCATACAATTCAACATCATGATTATAAATTTTGATGTCGTGAGTTAATGCCCACAGTTGTTTCTTATCTTTTAAAAATTCATCTATAAGATCTGGACAATCCGGTAATTTTGTTTTGTCAACTACTAGATGAAGATCTATATCAGAAAATTCTGTGTAATTATAATTAGCATTACCACCTACAAAAATTATATCCTTGATTGATGCTTCTGGAATGTTTGCAAATTTTGCCCACTCTCTTGCAATTCGAATTAATCTCATTTTAACTTTTGAGTCTAATTTATTATTAGACCAAAATTTAGGATTGAGCGTATCGTGATATTTATAGGTGAGTTTTTGATCAACAAACTCCTGTAAGTGCATTTTTAGTTTTACCTAGGAAAAAAGGGGAAGGTTGATGATTCTGACCACCTCTTCCCCAGCGGCAACGATATTCAATTATATTTAGATATAATCTTTTCGGGTGTGATGTTCTGGGACAATCTTTCCTAATCGAATGATAAGTAGTCCGTCTTCAAAGGTAACTTCTCGGACTTCGGTGTCGTCGGATAGTGTCCACGCCCGTTTAAAACTTCTTTGAGCCAGACCCTTGTGGACAAACGTCCTATCCGATTCTGTATTTAATTTTTGCCCCTCGACAAAAAGTTTCCCATACTCTGTGAAGACATTTACCTCCTCCTTTTTGAATCCGGCAAGTGCAATCTCTAACAGAGATTCCACATTATTTACCTGAATAAGATTATAAGGTGGATAATTATTTGTAGTTTCGTGAAGATTAAACAGACGATCAAAATATTCGTCCATTCCAATACTGTTGCGTGTAATCCTATCCATTAAGGCAGGGAGATCCGACGCAGTGTAACGTGCAAGGTTAGTCATTATGGTAGCTCCTTAAAAGCGAGTTTATGTTTTGTGGACCCCGAAGGCATCCAAACATATTTATAGCACAGATAATAAAAAAACGAGGTAGTGAACCCCGTATTTTTTCTATTCTTCAACAGCAACTTTCTTTTTACCAATATTATACTTAGGTTCGAGAATCCAATCACCCTTATCCTTAAAAGCAAGAACTTTTATTTGATTAAGAGGTGCGACATTTTGAATTTGTGTAGGATCAACAGGAGTGATCAATCCCCAATCCGCAATGAGTTGAGTAATTGTATTTCTTCTTTGAACATCATTCACAGTTAAATTTGCATGTTTGCCATCCAGAGCAAACAATTCTTTAAAGTGAACAATATAATACTTGCCTTGTTTATGTAAAATGTGACAAGATTGATAAAGTTTCCTTTCCTTACGAGAAGCTACCCCAATGCGAGTAAGAGTTTCTCTAACTTTTAAAAAGTCATCAGGTTCACTCAAAATAATTTGAACCATTTGATCTTGAGACCAATCTACTAGGGACTCAATCACCACACTCATCTTATACCTCCAGTATCCAATTTGAATTTAATGTTTTCTAGTTGTTCTGTATTTAGAATACTCAAAGCTTGCTTTGCTTTTTCATTACTATAACCATAGTACGATTTAACTAGTTCAAGGTCTTTGATTTTTTCTTTATGCATCCAAGGAGAAAATCTTTTCTTGGATCTGATAGTATTTAGATAAAAATCATATTGTAACTTTTTGTCTAAATGTGAACTCATATTCATCTCATTTGAGTACATAATAGT